CATTGGAGCTGCTGAAGGTTCTACAGGAAGTGAAACAATATCAGCGAGCTTCCAGATCTCTTATCTAGATCAAGCAGCAGCAGTATTCGGTTCAAAACTTCGATACATGTTAAATTACTTCAGAAAGACGATGAACTTAATCCGACTCGATTCCATAAAGAAGTGGAGAGACATCATCGATTCTAGTACGAAAGTATGGAATGAATTTATTACATCCGTATCACAAAAGTCAATTGAGTTCAGAATGGTAGTCGGTAAAGCATTCTACGATACAGCAACCAGCTTAATTGCTACGATAACTGCAGCGAGTATCGAGCTATCTGGAAGATTTGATCTCATGATGACATCATTCAAAGAATCTTCTCAGAGTACTTTTAACATGTTGAACTCGATGTTTGAATCTTTTAAGAACGATATTCTACCCGCATTTATAAACGGATGGCAATCGTCTTTGAACACAATGGTCGAAATGTTCTCATCAACGGTAACAAAGATAACAGGTTTCATACAGCAGATAGCAAACGCATTAACACAGTTAACAGGAAGAACATATAACATAAACATTGGAAGTACTGGAGGGATTGGGGGAGGTGGCGGCGGCGGTGGAGGGTATGGAACTGTAAGCTATTCTGGAGGATCTCAGCTCTTTGCAGAACAGGCATTCATGGAAGTTGGCGGGATATGTCAGGTCGATGCGTATGGCATGACCCCAGGTCTCGCGGAATCTCTAATTTTGTCGGGAGTTCTGAAACCCAACGAAAATCCACTGTCTCAAAAACTTTATCAGCAGGCTCTGGCGAACATCAATGCGGCTTCGCAGCAATTGACTGGTTCAAATATTGTTGAACGTACTAAGGTCACACAATACAGCTCATCGTGGTTGCCATCTAAATCGTCATTCGTCAGTACTGCCCAGCAACGCGCGGCTTCCGCGTGGTCATCTTCCGTAACACCAACGAGCGGCGGTGGTGTGAGGATTGGCAGTACGACCACGCGATCCGTAATAAAGCTTGGCAAATATCAGCATGGAGGGCTCGCATTAACTCCACAGCTTGCGATGATCGCGGAGAACGGGCCTGAGATGGTTATTCCAGTCAAGTATTTATCTGGTGGCGAAAATAAAATCGAAGTTAATGTATATCTCGATGGTAAGAAGATATCCTCAAATCTGTTCAAACATGCTACGAATGTCTTGAAGACTCGGGGTCTGAAATTATGACATTCTTAGTTTTTGCCGGTTCACTTCCGTTGTTTGATTACAACATATGGGGAGATTACACATCAATCACCTGGGGAGATCTGAGTTCGCGAACCTGGGAAGATGTTTTTAATCCTCGTCCATTCATACTATTGGATACTCTCGAAATTTCTGATGATTCGAACCACCGATCGACTGCATCGTTTACTGTATTGGATAATGGAAGAAGTCTGACACTTCAAAAAGGAATGGAAGTCAAAATTTATAATGGAAGTCTGATTTTCGCGGGAATAATCGATTCGGTTGAGGAACAGTTGATATTTTATGAGAATGCTGTCAAACAGATCAATGTCAACGTTGTTGATTATACAGTGATCACCGAACGGAGAATTGTATCTTACGCGTATAATGATTACATTTTCTGCGGAGAAATCGTGGAAGATATTTATGAGGAATATCTTAAAGAGGAAGGTTTGACTGTCGGAGAAATTCAATACGGTGAAGAGCTTCCACGCGTGGTCTTCCCATTCAAAACAATCGCGGAAATTTTTGACACTTTGGCACAAATTTCTGGATACATCTGGTTTATCGATTATGATAAAAAATTATATTTCATCGAACGTTCGACATTCTCATCAGATTGGGATATTATGGGGTATGATGATCTTCTAGAATTTTCGGTAACAGATGGAAACACACAGTATAGAAATGTTCAGTATGTCATCGGACCGAAAGTGTTGACGCAAATTCTGACAGAATATTTCAAAGGAGATGGTGAACAGAGGACGTTTACTGTTGGATATCCGATAGCAGAGGAACCAACGATATATATTAATGATGTCATCCAGGACGTAGGAATCAAAGGGGTCGAAGAAGGAAAGGATTGGTATTGGAATAAAAACGATCCGGTGATCACTCAGGACCAAAGCGCAACTCCTATAAGTTCTTCGGACACTTTGAAAGTCGAATATATCGGCACATTCCCGTTGGTTGTGAAGGTCTCACAATATTCAGAGATCACAGCACGTAAATTAATTGAGGGATTCGGCACAGGGAAGTATGAGAATGTCGAAACAGACAAGTCTTCATCTGATTACAATCAAGCACTGGCGACCGCGCGAGGCCTCCTGAATGAATATGGCACAATCGGGAAACAAATACAGTACAAAACTCTCAGGAAAGTTGAATCGGGTTCTCTGCAGTACGTTGAATTACCGGATTTTAATTTGAATTATGATTTCTTAATAACTTCTGTGAGAATTCGGACAGAAGATGGACTGATTGTTTACGAAGTGACGGGTTCATCTGGTCCGATCGATCCATCCTGGGAAGAAATTTTTTGCAAGATTGCCAAAAATGCGAAAGAGAAGTTTACGACAGAGATCGAAACGTCTGATGTGGTTCAGGGTCTCGACGAATTTACGAAAGTCTGGGATTGGGATGATGTACCGAACCCATTCAGGGAGATTGTAGCTGATGGAAGTGCTACGCCTTCGAATACATATTTCCCGTGTTTCTCGGAAGGTGATCGATTTGTCTATTGTTCACTGTACAAAGAAGACGGTACGGAATTTTTCAGGAAGCCCATCACTTACCAGGATGATGATGGCACAACTGTCACATTGATCACGATTATCAACGCGAATGAAGGGAATGATTACCCAATAGGATATATTGGGATCTGGGGAGGGGATACCGCCTCGGATACTTTAGGAAGTGGGATAGAATTGTTCAAGACAGCGTTCTCGAAGACCAAATCGGAACTCGAATCACTTCAGCTGAATGTTTATATGGTTAGGGGTTGGGTATGACATATACGAAGACGACCTGGGAAGAATACGGAATGACAACAGATCAAAAGGTGATTGCATTAAATAATTTAGAAACTCAATATGATGAGATCGTGGACTGGATCAATTCACATACTCACATAGATCGATATTATACGAAATCCGAAATGGATTCAAAATACTACAAATCCTCAAATGATGGTCATGGATCTGGGTTCGTGTGCGAAACTTTAGACGGTTACACTGCCACACAGATTATAGCCGGTGCGGTTCCATCGGGAGTCATCTGTATCTGGAATGGTGATGCGTCGAGTGTGCCCGCTGGCTGGGCGATATGCGATGGTTCCAACGGAACTCCAGATTTGCGGGATCGATTTGTTATTGGAGCGGGCGGGTCGTATGCGCAAGGTAGCAATGGTGGATCGAAGAATGTAATACCGACATGCACGTTCACCTCTGGGGCACATACATTAACAGACGCTGAACTTCCATCGCATACACATTCATACTATGATAAGAAAAACAACACCGGATCTGTGGGCGGTCCATACTCTTCGATGTATACAATCTCAGATGTTTCTAGAACAACAGATTACACATGTTCATCTTCCGAAACTTATTCTGGAAGTAGAACCGCGCATTCTCATGAGAATTCGTATCTCACGATTACTCAGCTGGATATCCGTCCTCCGTACGTTGCAAAATTGTTTATAATGAAGTTGTGAGGTGAAAATCAAATGGTATACACAAAAATAACCTGGACCAGCACAACCCCGATAACAGCAGAAGCGATGAATCATCTCGAAACACAGTATGAAACATTTATGACAGATTATGGTTCGCACAACCACGATGATCAATATTACACCAAATCCCAAGCGGACTCTCGATATTTCTGGAGTGGGCATATGGGCGCCGGATCCGGATCAGATGCAGATACTCTGGATGGTTATCACTTAACTGATATTTTGAGTGAGTCGTTACCTGTCGGGGCCATTTGTATTTGGAAAGGCACGGCAGGCACAATCCCAAGCGGCTGGGTGATATGTGATGGTTCGAGTGGAACTCCGGATTTGAGAGATCGATTTGTGATGGGTGGTACGCTCAGCCAGATCGGCGGGACTGGTGGAAGATCGACTATAACCGATATGGGCGGAACTGTCACAACTTCTGGGACTTCGTTGAGAATCAATCAGATTCCATATCATTATCATAAATATTTAGATTATTATGGGGCTGGTGGAACATATAATTACTCCGGATACTCTGGATTGTCCACGACGGTCACTGACAATGCACGAACGACTGGTTCGACGGGTTCCGGTTCGGCTCATGACCATGGATCTTTCAGCGTAACTTTCAACAGTTTTTCGAACATTCCTCCGTATTATGCGCTGTATTATATTAAGAAGGTGAGTTGAGTGGTGCACACCAAGACGACTTGGACTTCGACAACTGCTATCACCAGTGAATTATTGAATAATGCTGAAACACAATACGATGAATCTTATACTGTTTATTCAGTTCATAACCATGACAGTTCACATTATATAAAATCACAATCCGATTCGATATTCTGGCATTCGGGAAATGATGGTCATGGGTCCGGATGTGATGCAGATTTAATATATTTTGCTGGTGGAAATAAACATGGGTCGGACCTGGTGGGAAGCGGTGTAGCATCAGGGATCATAATAATGTGGTCGGGCACAACTTTACCGTCTGGATGGACACTATGCGATGGAACGAATGGAACACCTGACCTTCGGAATAAATTTGTGATTGGCGCGGGAGGAACGTTGAATCCTGGGGAGACGGGAAGACCGACACCAGCGGGCACCGAGGAATATCAAATAAAGCCGACCGCGACTGTCACGATTGGTTCACACCGTTTGACAATCCAGGAAATTGCGCACAGTCATTCGTATAACGATTACACACCATCTGGAAATACACAGGGGAATGGCTCGGGTTCGCGGGTAACATACAATACTTATATAAAACGTGATACCGGTTATGCGGGAAATTCAGCTGGTCCAGCAGAAGGTCATACTCATTCCGCGACATTCACTGGTTCGGATTGTAATGTACGTCCTCCTTATTATATTTTGGCGTATATTATGAAGACGTGAGGTGATTAGATGAAAATCGATGAAGATTCGATAAACTCCGCATTTGATGAACTTCTCCAAATTTTCGAGGAATTGGCGGAAGCTGAGGATGTTGTGAATGAGTTGAAGACTGAATTGGAAAGCTATAAACCGGTGAGCCCGAAGCGTGCTGAAGTTCAACTGAAGTTAGACGAAGCCGAGCGTAACCGTATAAAAATAGCTCGAAAGTATGTTAAAGCCCAGATGAAGGTTGACAGAATAAAAACTTTGATGAGGTTGGTATGATGGAATACACACCCACGCTTGGTTTAAGAAAACCGGAACTTACAGATCCTGCATCGATATTGGATATAAATTATAATGCAGATGTGATTGACAACGCGATAGTCCAGACTATCCCATCCAGTGGAGGAAGTGATCAGATTCCATCGGCGGCGGCTGTACGCAGTGCAATAGATGGTAGGCAAATTGATCATGGATCGTTATCAAATTTAGATCAAGATACACATCTTCAATATTTGACAGAAGACAGACATGATACGACCGATCGGCACACTCCGGGCACGGTGATACCGGTAGTGGCGTCGATAGGAGATCCTGGTAGTGATACCAATATCCCAACCGAGAAAGCCAGCAGAACCATGTTGACAACGCACGTGTCTGCGGATGATCACACTCAGTATCTGAATACGTCCAGACACGACACAATTGCACGGCACGCGCCCGGT